ACCCCACTGCTTGACGCAATAACGGCCACACCGGGCCGTCCCTCGTTCACCATCACCAAGGAGTAATTGACATGGCATTTCTCGAAGAAACTTTTGTCGTCGACAACCTGCCGCAGCCTGAGCGCAGTTATGACCTGCTGCCTGAGGGGTGGTATGACGCCACGATCACGAAGGCCGATGTCGGTCAGACTAAGGCTGGCACCGGCACCAAGATCGATGTCCGCTACGACATCACTGGGCCGACGCAGCAGGGCCGGGTCATTTTCGGCAGCCTGAACATCCGCAACCCCAGCGTCGAGGCCGAACGCATCGGCCGTGAGCAGCTGGGCGAATTGATGCGCGCCATTGGCCTGCAACGGGTGCAGGATTCCGACGAGCTGATCGGCGGCAATGTCTGCATCAAGGTGCGCATCAAGAAGGCGAGCGCCAAGGACATCGCCAACGGTTACACGCAGGACCGTAATGAGATCGCGGGCTGGAAGGCGATCAGCGGCTCAACGCCGGCGATGCCGAAGGCGCCGCCAGCCAGCGCAAGTGCCAAGCCGCCTTGGGCTAAGTAAGTGAGTTTGTCCCCCCGGCCATTTGGGGTTGGAGCCGGGGGGACGCCTCAACCGCAGCAGCGAGAGACAGGCACATGAAATTGCCCGAGCCGATAAATACCATACCGCACCTGATTGACCAATATCATAAATCGCAGAGCGAGAAGCCGCGCCCGCATTTGGGGTGCAGCCTGCTGGGCCACCCCTGCGATCGATGGCTGTGGCTGTCGTTCCGCTGGGCCGTAGTGGAGGCGTTCGAGGGACGCATCCTGCGCCTGTTCCGCCGCGGCCAGAACGAGGAGGCAGTCATCATACGTGACCTGCGCAACGTCGGGATAGACGTGCGATCCAGCCAGCAACGGGTCAATTTTGGCAGCCACGTCTCCGGCAGCCTAGACGGCGTCATTGAGAGCGGCGTGCCAGAGGCGCCGACAAAGCGCCACGTTGCCGAGTTCAAGACGCATTCGAAAAAGAGCTTTGATGACATGGCGGCCAAAGGCGTTGAGAAATCCAAGCCGATGCACTTCGTCCAGATGCAGGTCTACATGCACGGCACCAACATTGACCGCGCGCTCTATGTGGCGGTCTGCAAGGACGATGACCGGCTCCATATCGAGCGCATCAAGTATGATCGCGACGTTGCCACCAGAGCGGTGGAGCGCGGCCGGCGCATCGCACTGGCGGATCGCATGCCACCACCCATCAGCACCGATCCTAGCTGGTACCAGTGCCGCTTCTGCCCGGCGCACAGCTTCTGCCACAAGGCCGAGCCGACCAAGCACGCCAACTGCCGCACATGTGCGCATGCGACGGCGAAATCCGACAGCACTTGGCGCTGCGAGCGGCACGAAGCCGACAACATTCCGGTCGATTTCCAGCACACCGGCTGCGATGATCACATCATCCACCCTGATCTGGTGCCGTGGCCAATGATCCCCAGCGAGGACGGCCACAGCGTCATGTGGCGCATCGGCGATCGCGTGATTGAGAACAGCGCGACTGCATACAAGAGCCGCGAGATACTGGCGAACCCGGCCGTGTGCGGGACCGAAGAAGTTGAGAATGTGAAGCGGGTGTTCCCTGAAGCGGAGGTAGTGAAATGAATATGAATTTTATTGAAAATGTATTTGGCAATGAACTGCAAGTTCGTTGCCCAACCTGCAAAAATTCTTACACGCATCATGTTGGCGTAGAATCGGCTGAAAGATTTGAAGAGGATGCAGAATTTGGAACTGTTGTTACCGTTCGCGGGCATCATGTTTCATTTTCAAATGATGCCGGAAAAAGAAGCGTCAGCAGACGGCGCGGTTCTGTTTCAATTAGAATGAGCTGTGAACAAGGATGCGATGATTTTTTAATTTCCTTTGTTCAGCACAAGGGAACTACCTACATTAATTGCAACGTTTTGACGGGAGCCGGAAACACATGTTGGAGGGGTATGGACGATGCTCCGTGACTATCAACAGCACACCATCGACCAGCTGTATGGCTGGTTCGCTGCGGGCAACGCTGGCAACCCGTGTCTGGTGCTGCCAACCGGATCCGGCAAAAGCCACATCGTGGCGGCGCTGTGCAAAGATGCGCTTCAAAACTGGCCGGAGACGCGCGTCTTGATGCTGACGCACGTCAAGGAGCTTATCACTCAGAATGCTGCCAAAATGCGCGAACATTGGCCTAACGCGCCGATGGGCATCTATTCCGCCGGGCTGCGAAGCAAGCGCCTAGGCGAGCCAATCACGTTCGCCGGCATCCAATCGGTGCGAAGCAGGGCGCAGCAACTAGGCCACATTGATCTCGTCATTATCGACGAGTGCCATCTGGTGTCGCACAAAGACGAGGGCAGCTATCGTCACCTGCTGGCCGACCTCACCGCCATCAACCCGGCGCTGCGCGTCGTGGGCCTGACAGCCACGCCATACCGGCTGGGCCACGGGCTGATCACTGATGCACCGGCCCTGTTCCACGCCATGATCGAGCCGGTGTCGATCGCGGAACTGATCTACAAAGGGTTTCTCTCCACCCTGCGTAGCAAGCCCACCAATGCCACGTTCGACGTGAGCGGCGTCCACAAGCGGGGCGGAGAGTATATCGAGAGCGAGCTGCAGGCGGCGATCGATACCGACGAGAACAACGTCGCCGTGGTTGACGAGGTGATCGATCGGGCGGAGGGGCGCAAGGCGTGGCTGTTCTTCTGCGCCGGCGTTCACCATGCCGAGCAAATCGCGGCGCTGCTGAACCAACGCGGGATCCCGGCGGCTTGCGTGGTGGGTACAACACCAAAGGCCGATCGCGAGCAGATACTGGCGGATTTCAAGGGCGGCCGCTTGCGGGCGCTGACAAACGCAAACGTCCTCACGACCGGGTTCGACTATCCCGACATCGATCTGATTGCCATGCTGCGGCCGACGATGAGCGCCAGCCTGTATGTCCAAATGGCTGGCCGCGGGATGCGGGTAAAGAGCCACACCGATCACTGCCTTGTGCTCGACTTTGCGGGGGTGGTGCAGGCGCATGGGCCGATCACCGCTGTGCAGCCACCCAAAAAGGCAGGCAAGGGCAATGGCGAGGCACCGGTCAAGGTCTGCGATGCCTGCAATGAGCTGGTGCACATCAGCGCCAAGGTCTGCCCGACCTGTGATACGCCGTTCCCAGAACCCGAGAAGCCCAAGCTGGAGCTGCACCACGACGACATCATGGGCGTCGATGTGCAGGAGATGACGGTTACGGAGTGGAGGTGGCGCAAACACACGAGCCGTGCCAGTGGCAAGGAAATGCTGGCCGTGTCGTACTATGGTGGCCTGAGCGATCCGCTGGTCGAGGAATATTTTCCGGTCACGCACGGCGGTTACGCCGGTGAAAAGGCGGTGGCGACGCTTGGCATCATTGCCAGCAGTGCTGGCGCGCAGTTGAGGCAAGGCATTACGCTCGACGGCGCCGCTGCCGTGATGAATGCCTCAAGGCCGCCAGCGGACATCACATACAAACGCGATGGCAAATATCATCGCATCATCGGGAGATTGTGGGGATGAGTGATCCATTTAAGATAGAAGGGCCGGCCCTGATCTCGTTCAGCGGTGGCAGAACGAGCGCCTACATGCTGTGGCGCATCCTACAAGCCCACGGCGGCAGCCTGCCGGATGATGTGCATGTCACCTTCGCCAACACCGGCAAGGAGCGCGAGGAAACGCTGCGGTTCGTGCATGAGTGCGCAACCCGGTGGAACGTGCGCGTGCGGTGGTTGGAGTGGCGGCCAATGCCAGACCGCTTTGCAGAAGTCGGCTTCAATTCTGCAGACCGCGCTGGCACTCCGTTTGAGGGCTTGATTGCCCTTCGCGGCAGGCTCCCAAACCCATTGCAAAGGTTTTGCAGCCGGGAGTTGAAGGTTGAGCCAATTAAGGCATTTTGCCGGTCGTTGGGCTGGGAGCGTTGGGCAAATGTCATCGGCTTGCGCTATGATGAAAGCCGCCGCGTTCGCAATAAACTAAACGAAAATGAATCGGGCGGCCATCGCTGGAAAAGCGCCATGCCGTTGTTTGACGCGAAGGTGACGCGCGATGACGTGATGGAGTTTTGGTCTGAGCAAGACTTTGACCTTGGCTTGCAGCCATACGAAGGCAACTGCGATCTGTGTTTTCTTAAAGGCGCACGCATCCTGCAATCTATCATTCGCCGCGAACCATCGCGCGCGGATTGGTGGATAGCACAGGAAGCCGCCGGGCAACGTTTTGAGCGCGACCGCTCCTACGCCGGCCTGCTTGATGCTGTGCAGCGGCAGCCTTTGTTGCGGCTTCTAGACCCAGATCAGGAATACGATGCCGAATGCGGAACATGGTGTGGGAGTGAGCCATCATGAGCCAAGCCGCCAAACCAGCCGCGCTGATTGCTTGGGAATGCGGCCGCCCTAAACTATGCTGGGACTGCAACTATTTTCACCGGGAAACCAACCATTGCCACAAGCACGACGCAACGCCGCCCGCCGAGTTCCAAGAGGCGCCAAGCGCCTGCCCGGACTGGCGGGAACACGATCCATACGATGTGCAGGCAAGGGAAGTGCCGTTTTGAAGGAAACTTTCCCAACCGAGCATGAGGAGCAAAGTGATTTCGTGCGCTGGTTCCGGCGCAAGTTTGCGGACGTTCGCATATTTGCGATCCCCAACGGCGGCTATCGCTCTCAGGCGGCCGGCGCCAAGCTCAAGGCCGAGGGCGCGTCGGCTGGCGTTCCCGATCTTTTCGTGCCGGCTTGGCGGCTATGGATCGAGATGAAGCGCCAGAAGGGCGGCCGTGTTTCGCCCGAGCAGACCGACTGGATCAAATATCTGGAAAGCCTCGGCCACACCTGCATCGTGTGCCCCGGCTCAGAGAATGCGCAAGCTCAGGTCGACGCATTTGCTGCCACGATAAAATAATTCGCGGCACTGCATTTTTCCTGTTGATCTTTAGGACGAACGGCCCCATAACAATCAGGCCAACGGGGCAGCGCCCCACCAAACGGGAGATACACAATGACCATCCGCACCGCCCTCGACGCCTTCGCCCCCGAGCTGGCCGCTCAGTACACCACCTTCGTCACCCGCCGCATCGAGCGCCTGATCGAGCAGTTCGGCCTCGGGCTGAAGGGCATCGGCAACAGCGGCCAGTACAAGAGCTACGAAGCCGTAGCCGCCCTGTTCAACCGCCAGACCGGCGAGATCCGCGCTGACCGCGTCGAAGTCGCCGCCGTTGCCTACGCCGCCGCCACCATTGAAGCGTGGGCCGCCAAGATCGACCAGAAGGTCGGCGACCTGACCGACGCTGAAGTGCAGGCTCTGGACGGCGCTCGCTTCCGCATCACCGGCACCAAGAACGGCAGCAACGTCGTCATCGAGCAGGACATGATCGTCAACGTCTCGCCGAAGGGCAAGCTGTTCAACCAGTTCCCCGCCCGCATCTACGTCAACGGCAAGTTCACCAGCGCGGCGGCCTACGCCAAGCTCTGACTAGCAGGGCCGGCCACAGCGCCGGCCCACCAACCGGGGCAACGCCCCACCAAACGGGAGACGACCAATGCACACATGGCTCAAGGAAGACATCGCCAAGCAGGAATGGCGCGACAGCAAGCCGGCCGAGACCGCCGGCCCGCCGCAGCCCCTCTGCCCCACGACGCGCTCAATCAGCAGCGCCGCGTGGGCCCTGCTCCACCCCACGTCCGACTGGCTGCAGTGGGGGCCGCGTGAGGCCGCCCGCCGCGAGGCCATCGCTGCCTGCCGCAGCATCAGCCGCATCGCCGCGCAGGTGGCGGCATGACAACCCGCATAGCCATCATCACCATCTGCACCCTCGGCGTCGTCCTCGGCCTGACCCTGTGGGTGTGCGCGTGGGAAAAGAAGGCCCGCCAGCGCGCCGAGGCTTACTGTCAGGACCACCAGATGGTGCTGGTGGACACACCCGCAGGCGAGCGCTGCGCGCCCCTGTGGGCACTGGAAAGGACATCCCGGTGACGAGCAACAACTGGCTGGCTTTGGTCATCCTCGCCCTCATGGGCACGGCCGCCTACATCATCATCCGGCAGCCGCCCATCAACCTCGACGACCTTGATGACATCGATTGGTAAAGGAGCACTAAGCCATGACATTTATCGACCCAGATCCCAAGACGACGAAGGGCAACATCGATTTCCACGTCAATCTCGATGACGTTGAGACGCTCATCAACAAAGCCTTCTCGCAGTGGCTGCGTAAGCAGCGCCTCGAAATCTACTTGATGGACGGCCACATCGTCGTATTCCTTGAGGACGCCTACGCCGACGACGGCGAGCATTACACCTACCGCATACCCTACGCCGAGTTCTTTAATGAGCGTAATGAGGAGCCGCCGGACCTTCGGGACTTTCTTCTGCTCGGACTGAAGATCTACCGCAAGCGGTACGGCCACGACCCCGTAGAGGATGACGCATGATCCGCAAGGCAATCATTAGAGGTCGTCGCTTCTGGTGGCTGTACCCCGAGACGGGACGCATGGAGCGCATCTACATCAATGAGCGCGTTCGCGCCCACCTGTCCCAGGTGAAGGGGGTGGAGGCGCGCCTTGAGGCAGAGCAGCCCACGAAGCGCACCTACCACCCGCCACGGCCGCCGGGTACTAAACCGACGCTGCCTCCAGTCGGTGGGCAGCACAACGGCCTGACGTTGAGCGAGCTTGCACATCAATACGGGTGGGGGTCAGTTCCGCGTTTCACGATCGCCTTGAAAGCGCATCGACCCGAAATCTACAATGACGCCAGAGCCGTGGGTCGCGGTCGTTCCAACTTCAACTTAACGGGCAAACAATCAGCAACAGGAGGGACCAATGAGCATCAGTGACATCATCAACCCGTGGGGCGCACTGCGCGAGGCCAAGTGGCTCGCCGCCAGCCAGCAGCGTGAGATCGAGGCCCTGTACGTGAAGCTCGGCGAGGCCGAGACCAAAGCGTCCGAGGCCGCGACCAACGAGCTGGTCATCCGCGTCCTGCGTTCCAAGCTCGAGCGGCTGGAGGACACTCTCAAGCAGGCATTCTTCCGCGACCCCAAGACCGGCCGCTTCGGCCGCAAGGGCGTGCGCAAATGATCGCCGAGGCACGCGAGGCCTTCGCCCAGCGCGATCGGCTGCAGGCTGAACTGGACGCCGTCAACGACCGGCTGGTCAAGCTCAAAGCCCAGTACATGGAACGCACCCACATCTGGGGCATCCGAGACGAGCGGTTTCGGTTCGAGATCAACAAAATGGAAGACGCATGAGTAGTTCCAGCGCGTCCCTGCCGCGCCACTACTACGTCTGGGTTGATCGATCGTTCATCCGCGAGGGTGCCATCGGCTGGGAGCCGGCCGTGTGGTTTGGCCTGCATTCGCACCCCGGCCGCGCGTGGGGCTGCCACGTCATGCTGGAGTGCGGTGCATTCTATCGTGGCCTGCCACCCCACGCCATCAGCTTCAGCGCCGATCCGGCATGCACCGACTGGACGCTGCCGCAGGCGCAGGTGTGGGACTGCTACGGCAGGGACTTCTCGCTGCTCATCTATGATTATCTGGACGGACTACGGGTGAAGGTGAAGGGCGGAGAGGCCGGCGAGTATCTGTTCACGGCGGTACCGCAGGGTGATGCGTTCACGCATGAGCCGTCGCAGGCAAAAGAGTTCATGTTCATCCGCACCAACCGCGATCGGCTGACCATCGTGCCGACAAACAATTTATTGTTCGAGGAGCGGTCATTCACCGTCGATCAGGGCTGGCCGCAGCTTAAGCGCTCCAGCGAAATCTGGTCGTGCGAGTGACCATCGACAACAAGGAATACAACATGACACAAGAGTTGCGGGCGATGAGCCC